ATGGGGTTCGATGCGAAGAAGGCCAAGGCTCTGGCGGCTGGGGAGCACATTATTGTCGATGATGCTCCGGGCCTGCGACTTGTGGCTACTGCCACTCGTAAGACTTGGACATACAGATATAAAAGCCCCATTGATGCTCGGATGCGCCAGGTGTCGATGGGGCAGTGGCCCGCCATGACCTACGCTGCGGCGCTAGGTATGTGGGATGAGTTGCGCTCTAGGCGTGATGCCGGCGAAGACCTGGCCAAGGAAAAGAAGAAGGCCAGTGCGGTTACAAAGGCCAAGGCCCATCTCAAAGAGGCGCAGGCTATCTATACCGTCGAGCGTTTGATTGAGGATTACCTGCAGGGCCATGTGGAGCGCCACCGCAAGCTCAAAGGGCAGAAGGAAACGCGGCGCCTCATGTTGGGTTACGCAGATTTTCTGTTGCCCATGAAGCCAGAGGATGTGAAGCGCACACATGCGTTCGCGCTTTTGGAGAAGGTTGGCGCGCATGCTCCCGTCCTGGCCAACAATCTGCGGACGGAGTTGGGCGCAGCCTGGGACTATGCGCTCGACGCCGGCCGAATCTCTGAAGAGACCCCTAACTGGTGGCGACTGATTCTCAAGGGCAAGCTTCGCAGTCGCGGAAAGATCGTAGATGGTGAGCACCAGGGTGTGAAGCTACGTGCACTTCAAGGTCCGGAGGTTGTGGCTCTGATTCGCTTCTTGCCTAACTTGTCCAGCCTGCTGGATGATCTCTTTACCCTGTACCTTTGGACAGGCTGCCGTGGTTCGGAGCTGGTGCAAATGATGGGGCAGGAGGTCACTCAGGAGGCGGATGGCTGGTGGTGGACCATTCCACGTGGCAAGCTCAAGATGGCGCGCAATGACTTGGCAACTGATTTGCGCGTGCCTTTGGTTGGGCGTGCCCTGGTGTTGGTGCGCCGGCGCATTGCAGCTTATGGAGCTGGCCATCTCTTCCCATCGCAGCCGGGTTCGATGCTGCCTTATGTCGAGCAGAAGGTGCTAGGTGTCGCAGCGTGGTGCAGTCGGCCGGGAACCAACGGTCGGCTGGGTGCCAACGGAAAGATGAAGCTGGATATTGATCCCTGGGCGCCACATGACCTGCGACGCACGGTTCGCACGACTCTGGCGATGTTGGGATGCCCGGATGGCGTGGCTGAGGCGGTGCTCGGGCACTTGCCCAGCGGGATTGTGGGCGTCTACAACCGACACAGCTATGACAAAGAGCGGCGGGAGTGGTTGACCAGACTGTCTGAGTACTGGGAGGCGTTATGTCTAAATTAGGCTTATGCGTTCGAACCTCTGTCAACGCTGTAACCTTTAGATTAATAGTGCGCTTTTGACTATTTGGTTAGATCCCAGATGGTTGGTATCTTTAATATTTCTGCTTGAACTGCTGTAAGAATAACAATAGCGATACTGAGAAAGATGGTTAATCGTTGAATTATCACGCTCTCTCTATGTTTTCGCTCTTGCTCCTCGAATAGCTCAATTGTATGAAGCGCTTTCCCATTGACTCTATATTCTCCATTCTGGATTGATGAGATTTCACCTGAATCAACAAATGAATCTAGGGTGAGTTGTATCTTTTTAATCTGCGCCGCTCTGTCTGGGTGAAGCACCCATTTCAATGAGTACAGATGAGACATGAGACCGATGGGAGATGGAACGTTTTTGCCTTCTAGGTGAAGTCTAACCATTAAATTTAAGAGTTCTATTCTTTGTTTTGTGACTAGCTTTTTCTTATTGAATAGATACTGTTCCAAAGCCCCCGCTACTTTTTTGAAAAAGAGAATTGCGTATGGGGCGCGTAGCAATCGCCCAATAACAAAATCTTTAAATCCTCTATAGTTAACCTCGGACAGTCCGTAGAAGTGTGTAACCGATAGAGAGTTGTCGAGTACTTCGCTAAAGTTGATTGTTTTTTTATCTGCAAATCGCTCGCCATTCCACTCTAGGCAATCAAGAGTCTCTCCATCGATTCGCTCAACAAGCAGGTAAGGTTTTTTGTCAATATCGATATAAACTGCGAAGCAGTTAACCTTTTCTCCGCTCTCCCCGGACCTCGGTATTGTGCTCGGACAGGAGCAGTTCATCGCTTTTGTTAGTTGCGCTAGGGCTAGGCTGCGTATCAATTCCATGGCGGTTAAATTTGATGATTTATGACTCGTCTAAATTTTGCAATAGAAATCATCAATTTGCTTACCATCATGAAGCGATGCTTCGACATGATGAGTCGGCTTCTTCTAAAAATGCATGTGGTCACTTGACTAGATTACTGCGCTAGTTCGCTTCCGTGCCTGTCGAGGCTTCTTGGCCCCGGTGTTATCAGGCGGCAGCAAGTCGGACAGCGGCAAGTCAGCCAGCCAGGCATCCAGCTCTGACCGCAGCCATGCAACGCGGCGGCGACCGGGGAAGCGGCGGGCTTTGGGGGCAGTCCCGTCTTGAACCATCTGTTCAAACATGGTGACGCCCACCGAGCAGTAGGCAGCAGCCATTTCTTTATCAAGCGCAGCGGGAGTGCAGTTGAATGCGATGGTGGTCATGATCAGGCTCGCTTTCTTTGTTCTTGTTTGTGGGGTGTCAGGGTGGTCATGCTGTTGTCTGCCTGGTAGACATCGCCGCCGGCGGACTGCGTGCGTGCAATCAGACGGCGGGCTGCCTGGTGCACTTCACGGGCCGTGAGCTGCTGCAGCTGAAACTCATGCAGATCCACCATTTCGCGTAGGGCGTCCAGTTCGTGAAACTGGACAGCGCTGGGCCGCCAGTTGTCAGCGTGGCCGCTGCGCGCCTGGTAGCTTTCGCAAGCAAGCAACGCGGCGTTGATGTGCTCCTGCAGGCCACGCACGATGCCCATGCGCTCGATTTCTCCAGCGATGAGCATGATCGAGTGCAGCACCACATATTCGTTGTGCGTGGCCACGCCCTCGCGGATGTGCGCAAAGGCCGTGCGCAGCGGCCCCATGGTGTCGGCAACCTCAGCAGGCGTAAGCTTGCTGTTGTGCTGATTGAAGACCATCAGCGGGTTGCGGCCGTGCTTTGGCGCTGGCTTGAAAAAGTGACGGCGGCTCATGGACGTGCTTCCTTGATTTTTCGGCCGGCCAGCATCGGCTGCAGCGGCACGCCGATTGCGGCCGCGCGGCCGATGCTGGCTGCAGGAAGGCGGCGCTTTCCGAAGGTGACCGCGCCATAGTTGGCAGCGGCCAAGCCGAGCACGGCCGCAAACTGACCTTTGGTCAGCCCGTATTCCTTGCGACGGTGCTCCAGCGCCTCGGCTTCGGTGAGGTCTGATGCTGCTGTGCATGCGTCTGCACGCTGCTTCAGATCCTTGATCAGCGCGGCCTTGGACTCCTGCAAGGTGTCGAAGTCAGCGACTTGCTGCTGGCCGCGCATCAGCAGATGGCCAATCACTTGATCCTGGCCGCTGAATGGTTCATGTAGAGGAGAAATATGGGGCAGCGTCATACCTCGGTGCCTCCGTGAAACGACTCCAGTCCTGCTTCTCGGCGTCCTTCCTCTGTGCTTTTTTGACGATATCGCACTGCGCAATCGGCCCACATTTCTCTGTCTTCAATCGAGGGGCGTTGTACCGATGTGTAGAAAGCGTGGCCGCCCATGCATTGGACTCCGTGCCATCCGCTCGCATGCGGCTTGCCGTGCAATGCCAGTGCTGTGGCGCCGGCGCCGTAGCGAATCAAATCACCAAGTCTTGGCCATTCGCCCGTAGCTGCTTCTTGAGAGTGCTGCTTGCTGGGGCGGTATTTGTAGTGGTCTAGGCTCTGAAAGAGGCGTAGCGCCATTGCCGCAGTTTGGATCGCCTCGATGCGCACCTTGTCCTTGTTGGTCTTGTGCGGCTCGTAGGTGAGCTGGAGCATGTCCTTTGTCAGTTCTCCGAATTCCTCGCCAAGAATTGCAAGGGCGTGGAGAGGATCAGTGGGCCATGTTGGGAATTTTTGCCTGGCCCGCTTGGCTTCACCAAGGATTTGTTCGATAGCCGCTGTCATCGCATCTGCCTGCGCCTGGGGTGCACTTGAGGTAAGTGCATCAAGCAGCTTTCCTAGTTCTTCGGATTGCTCCTCCCACATATCTTTCTTGTGGTCGGTATCAGGCAGATCAAACGCGCGGGCTTTTGCGAGTTTGTGAGCGCTTCGCACCACTTGCACCCACCAATCCGGCACCGCCAGCGCAGCCGGTGCAGATACTCCGGCCAGCAGGGCGCTTGCATGCCATGCCATTCCCGCCAGCTTCATTGCATCGCGGTTGTAGGGGCCGCAGTTGTGAAGGGCAAACGGGCCGCCTTCAGCTTTGGCCCATGCCTCAAAGGAATCGGACTTCTCAGCTCGCGCCATTGGCTTTGGCGAAGGCAGAGCCCACAAGCGGCGTTCAATGATTCCTGCAATGGCTTTGACGCGAGAGCTTTCGTCTGGCTCCTTGAGATAACACCCGATCATCCCTGCGATGTATTCGCACCAAGTTGCTTCGGTTTGAGTCACAGGCGCTGCGCCTGCCGCCAGCAGTGCGCTCAGCTTGGTTTCGATGGCGTCGCGCGCCTCATCCGTGCCGGTCACAAAGTAGTCCTGCACCAGCCCCATGACTTCGCATACTGCTGCGGGCGTCGGCCGACGATTCCAAACGGCAACTACTGCCTCGCGTGTCGCCTCGATCATTCCGCAGCCGCATGCGCACTCGATGACGTGGCTGCCCTGGTGGTCGGGCATCTTTCCGCCGGCGAACTGGAGGACGTGGGTATGCGGCTCGATTGCGTAATCGGTGGGATGCTGGCCGCAGAACGGGCAGGGCAAGAGTGTGGTTGTGCTCATTGGATCACCTCGACTTCAGAGATATGGAAGGCCACGCGAATGGGCTTGCAGCGTGGCGCGCGCACGATAGATACGTCCACGGCCTCGGGACCCATCTGGGCCACGACCGTGCCCTCGTAGCCGATCCATGGCTTTTGTTGCTTGCCGGTGGCGTTGGACTTGATGAGCACGCGCTCGGCCACCAGCTCCTCGGCCGTCCATTGCTTCGCTGCAGCCCCAGTCTTCGCGTCAGCACTGCCTTGGCCAGCGTCCACGGTCGCAGCCTGCGCATCAGCAGGCTGCTGTGCGTCATCGTCTGGATAGGGGAAGTCGTCCTCGATCTCGGAGGCGGGCGGCAGACCATGAGCCGCCTTGGCGGCTACAGGGGCTGCTTTGTTGCCTTGCGCTTTAGCGCCTGATATGGGTGCCTGGGCGATAGCCACAGGCGTCCCTTCGATGCCCTGCGCGGCTGCGGCCGCGCCTGATCCTTCCAACTCCTGCAACGCTTCAGCGATCTGGGCAGACGCATGCGCAGCGCTGGTTTTCGGCACTTCGCCGGCCTGCGCAGCGGGCTTCTTGCCTTTCTTGGCATTGCCTCGCCCGCCATCACCGCCAGCGCGCGCAGCGGGGTGTTGGGGTAGATCGGCCTTTGGGGCGGCAGATTTGACGGGTTCGGGCTTGGGCAGGTGCTCGTCAGCTGCGGATGCTTTTATTTCCTTGATCGCCTGCTGCAGCTGGTCTTTCAGCACCGCGCCAGATACCAGCATCAGCCCTTCATTGGCAACGCGGTCCCCATAGCTATGGTCATTTACGCGGCTGTCTGTCTGCATGATGCAGAGCATGTGCAGATGATCTGGGTCGACTGTCTCCTTCGCGTGCTGAATCAATGCGTTGTGCGCGCCGACGCGGTCCAGGCCCAGTACATCAGCCACGGCCGCAGCATCGTCGCTGGATAGTCCCCGGACAGTACGCAGCACCAGATAGCGGTGAATTTCAGTGGTGAAAGCAACGCCCGGGTTGGTAATGATTTGAGTCCAGGTGCGATCAATCAAGCCATCGCGCCAAACGCGTTCAAACTTGGCTTCGGCCTTGGCTTTCGCCTTGGCCTTTTTGTCATCAGCAAAGGCGCGGACTTCCTTGGCCACTTCCTTTGAGGCCTTGGCCTGGCCGTCCACAATCTTGAGCAGGCGCAGCACGGTTTCATTGGGCAGCACGTCGATCAGCTCGCCCTTTTTGCGGGGGTGCTCAACCTTGGTGGGCTGGATGCCTTCGGCTTCCATCTGCGCGCCAATGATCTTGCGCAGCGGTACGTCGGTCGGGCTGTCTTCGGTAGAGTCCAGGCGGCGATAGCCCTTGAGCTTTGTGTTGCCCCAGTGGTCCGAGGCCAGCTCTGCAGCTTCGGCGCCGGTGATGACGTTCTGCCCCTTGTCCTGGGCGTCGCGCACCAGCAGCGCAGTTTGCGCGTCAGCCTTTTCGTGAAAGCACTTGGGGTCTGTGCACACGTCTGCACTGTCGATATCGCTGAACAATTCTGGCTCTGCGCCAGTGCGCTTTTTGCAGTCCATGCAGCTTCCTGCGGCAGGCACTAGGCTGGCGTCAGTGATCTTGAATCGCGCGGTGTCCAGCCGCAGCATGAACTCTCTTTGCACATGCTTGGCGCATTCGCGATAGCCGGGCAGGTCGCCTTGCCAGTCTTCCTTGACCATGAAATCAACGGCTTTGATCTGCAGCTGCTCGTTGGGGATGCGGGCAGCCAGCAGGGCGCGGCTGAAATCAATCTTGGCTTCGCGCAATGCCTCGCGTGCTTGCTGGCACAGGTCAAGCAGCTTCAGGCGGCTGTAGACATAGGCTCGGCTCTTGCCGATTTTTGCGCCGACCTGATCCGCATTGAGCTTGCTGTGCTTCATCAGCGACTCATAGCCCTCTGCCTCCTCCAGCTCGGTCACATCTTCGCGCTGCAGGTTTTCGATCACCTGGGCTTCCAGGGCCTGCTCGTTGGTCATCGGGCGGATCATGGCCGGGATCTGAGTGACCTTGGCCAGCTGGCAGGCACGCCAGCGGCGCTCGCCTGCCACCAGCTCATACTCGGGCGCAGGCTGTTTGAGTGCGCGGGCTTCGCGGTGCGTGTCTTCCAGGCGGTGGGGTGGCAGCGGGCGCAGCAGAATGGGTTGATGCACGCCGCTGGCCGCGATGCTGTCCGCCAGCTCCTGCAGTTTGGTAGGGTCGAAGTGCTTGCGCGGGTTGGTCAGGCTGCGAGCAATGCTGGTGATGGGCACATGGTCCATGCGCTCGCCAGCGCCTGGCGTGGGCAAGGCCTGGGTGACGGTATCTTGGGTGTCGGTCATGGTTCCAAACCTCATTAATAGGCGGGATTGGTGAAAAGACCGTCTGCGCGAGGTGTTTGACCTGGCAGCATGATCAGCGTGGGATATCCCGCCGCACGGCACTCGGCGGCGTGATCGAGGGCGAGGGGGAGTGGCTCCAGCTCGCGGCCAGATCCCAGAGCCCAGTCCATTTCCCAATCAGGCTCTGGGCCTTCGCCACAGTTGGTTTCGATCCAGACCACAAACAGCAAGGGAGTGCTGGGGGCTTCTGTGGCTGTGGTGACAGTGCGCTCTATAACTGATGAGGTCATGCTGCCTCCTGGGCTTTGCCGAGCTTGGACAGCAGCGCATAGGCCTGCTTGTGCAGGTGAGTGATGCTGTGGTCGTTGACCAGCTGGTGATCGGGGTTGAACTCGGCGCCCGTGGTTTCGGTGCTGTGTGCACCTGGCTGGGGGGCGAAGCCGGGTCGGGTAAGCTGCCAGAGGCTGGCGCCCAGCTCGCGCAGCAGTTCGGCTTCGTTGGCGTTGCGTACATCAGTCACCACAAAGCGGTTCTGGCCGTCTCTGTGTGCCCTGACGAATCGCGTCGTGAGAGCATCGAGCCAGTAATGGGGATTGTTGGCGCGGCGGTATTCTGTGCCCCACCATTGCATGATCTGGCGCGGGCTGCGGGGTGCGCTCAGGTCCAGCTTGTCAAGATGGACCCAGATGCGATTGACAAACTCGTTGTCCATGCAGCGGCGCAGCGCCAGTGCCGACATGGGGTGCTCTTTGGTTTCGCGCTGGGTGAGCAGCTGGATCGACACGTCAAAGGCGCGGCCGACTTCATCGCGCAGCGCATCGGCAAAGGCCAGTTTTATGTAGCCGTTGTGTTCAACCAGGTAGTCGGCAACGGTGTCCTTGCCCGCGCCGGCGGGGCCAGTCAGGGCAACGATAACGGGATCAAGCATGGGCATGTGCTGCCTCCTTGGGTGGGATTGCGTGGGCCTGCGTGTCGCGGCCGTGGACTTCGATGCGGCTGGACATTCCCAGCGTGGTGCGCAGCTCGGCGATGGGTGCCCAGACCGTGACGCGTATGCCTTTTTCAAGGCGCGGGCAGCACGGTCGGCATCACCGCGCATTGCGGCTGGGTAGACCTGCTCGGCTCGCACGGGGGCGGTGCAGCGGCCATCTGTCTGCATGACCAGGCAGAGCACGGGCATGGGGGTGTTGTCATCACCCATGAGTCGGGTGCGCACTTCGGCGTCCCGCAGCAGCACGCCGCTGAGTTGGATCTGGGTGTCGGTCAATGCGTTGGGCATCACAACACTCCAGCGTCAATTGCAACGCGCAGTGCGACCAAGGCCAAAGCCACTGCACAGATTGCCGCCGAGCGGATATAGGCCCGCCGGTTGCGTTTGCGCATTCGGGATGTGGGTGCCCCGTCCAGTTGAATGATGGGGGCGGTCATGCTTGCACCCTCACTGCTGCTGCGTTGTGCTTGCGATGGAAGCACTGGGCCAGCATCACGGCCAGACTGCCACTCAGGTACTGGCCGGTATAGCTGTGACCACCCACGCGAATACGGAAAGTGCGAGCGCCAATCTGCATTTGCAGTTCTGCATCTGTTGTGCACACGTGTGCACAGGCTTGTCTGATACTCATCCTCTGCTCCTTGGGCAAGAAAAAGCCCGCCTGGTCGGGGCGGGCAGATCGTGCTGAGCACATACAGAGGCTATTCAACGGTCTGGAACTAGCGAGGTGACAGGACCACTTCAAGATTGATGATGGTGTCTCCGGGCTCGGTCGCGAAGGGCTTGCCTGGTGCGTGTTCGATAAAGATCACATCCGCATTCGGCCATTGCGTGAGGGCTTCGGCGCGGTCTGTGATGAACTCGCTCTTGGGGTCATCAACTCCAGCGCAATGCAGGTCTTGCGCCTCGAAATACTTGCTCAAAGCCTTGGCTTGCATAGACTTGCCACTGCCTTGATCACCGACGATATGAAAGACTCTTGCCATGGCTATCTCCATTACAGAAAAATCAAAGCTGCCGTACTCGTTGCTGATTGATCCGCAATCGAAGCGAGCAGCTGCTTACACGAACAATCACCGGCTCATCACTGAGCTGGCTTCTGAAGAGCTGGTGCAATTTGCGTTGGCGAACACTACGCATGAGGCTGCGTTTGACCGCAAGGCGCACCAGCCGGACTCGGAATGGCGCCCCCTGCCTGCATGGGCAACGGACGACCTGCTGGACCGTTTGAAGATCGTGTGGATCAAGCGGCCAGATGGTGAGTCGCCAGACGCTGACTGGCTGGCGATACCAAAGAGCTAACCCATGAAACCCGCTTCGGCGGGTTTTTTCTTGGGGGCATAAAAGGCCGCATAGCCCGTGGCAAGTAAGAGGGGGAGGGAGGAGAAGAACCACGGGCGCGGCACAAACCTAAGCGCATTGGCCGGGGTGGCAATGCGCTTAGGTTTGCCCTGCGCGGGGCAGGGCAAGGCACCAAGGGGTGCTGTATGTGCTCAGCAGGTTTTTAACGACCGGGGCTGGCCCGGCCGATGCCGTGGTACCCATCGCATTACTGCGATGAGCTGAAATGTAGCAATGCTTTATGAAATTTGCAATAGCATTGCTAAATTTTAAGTATAAAACTCAAGCTGCTTGAAACTTAAGAAAAGTGCCAAAGTTACTTTGTGCGCTTGTGATGTGGTGAAGTGGCTTCAAGCGGCTTGAAGGAATTGGGGTACAGGCGTCTGTATGGTGCTGAAGTTCAGCTCCAGGCATCAGGAACAAGTGACTTGGGCCCATGCACACGTGGGTACAGCGATCATTCCCGGACGACAGCGCAAGTCTCCTAGAGATCATTTCTTGAAATGAGCAAAGTAACTTTGGACCTGTGCACGCGTGTGCACAGAGATCTTGAAAAGTGCGCATGAGACAGTTGAAAAGTCACTTTGCAGTTCGCGGCGGGAAGTGCTGTACAACACGCTGAGTGAGGAGTCTGATTGAAATATCTATAAAAATCAAATGCTTAGATATTTTTTTTGGAGGGCTGAAGCTGTGTGCTGGCTTTGAACAAAGTAACTTTGAACAGGATACTGCGCCTGTTTTTTTTGTGGTGAGGTGGAGTTGCCGCACGGAAACCATCGTTTTTTTTCAACCAATGAAAGGCTTTTACGGTGGCTGAAATTGCAACAACGGTTAAGATCAAGCCGCTTGAAAAACTACGCTCAAGAAAGCTGGGTAGAGCTTCTGGAGACAAGTTTTAGCTACTTAATTGATAGCAACATAGGCTTCGCATGTGCGAAAACGCATGTGAGTTATTACTTCTGACGCTGTGGCGTCAAGTTTGATGAGAATTTAATGAACTTTGCCGTCTCTCGTCCTGGATCTGAAGCGAACGCGGTTGAAGTGATCGCCCTTGCGTTTGTCTTCAAAGATAGTTTTGATGTGCCTGCGTTGATGGGGCTCAAGAAACTTTTGGCTGAGAAGTTGAAGGATGAGCTACCAGGTGAGGAAGAAGAGTTTGCGCAATCTTTTGAATTCCCTGATGAACCCGCGCCTGGCAAGTCAGTGAAGGCAGAAGCTTTTTCAGAACTGCATGAGGTTAGTCGTTTTGCGGCAATGCAAGATGGCACTTTCGGGAAACGCGTACGAATTTTTGATCAAAATATTATTTTTGAATGCTTTGATTACAAAGGGTTTAAAGAATTCAAATCAGATGCAGAAAAAATACTAACCGCTGTTCTAAATGGATTGGGTAAAGATCTTGTAGTGCAGGAGATCGGTTTTAGGGTATCTGATAGATTTATATATCAAGATGAATTGCATGAGGGTAATTATTCGGTAAGTGAGGTTTTTAGGAAGGGTTGCAAATATATAACTCCTGCAATATATGAAGCAGGCTTGCTGTGGCATGTGTTTCAGGGGTGGTTTGGCAATTGGTTGGATACCGAATATAAAATTCTGCAACAAGTAAATATTTCAAATGGCTTGCTGAGAACTAATGGGAAATTTGTTTCTAAGGTAGAGCATCGTGCTGTATTGAGAAGTTTGGATGGCCCCATCTTGACTTCTGATCTAAAAGATAAGCTTTCCATACCATTTATGCTAACTACTCTGCACTCTTTAAATAAGGAATTGTTGAAAGAAGTGCTAAGTGATTCAAAACTAAAACAAATTGGCTTAAATTGAGGTGACTTATGGATACTAATTGCACAACAATTGATGAAGTGGTCTTCCCTAGTGGTTATGTCTTCACCGATGACAGGCCTACCACATTGGGGACTATTTTTCATCTGAGTGATGGTGTTCGTGCTCATGCTCCTGTAAAAAAGTCGAATGATCTTCGATTGCTAAGCAGCAACGCCCTTTCAAATTGGGTTGTTACTCTTCCGAGTGAATACAGCACTCAGCAAACGGCTCTCCAGCAAGGTCAAGCAATAAGTCGTTGGTCAATTCTTGGATTTAGAGCAGTTTGTGAATTTTGTGAATTACGGCAAGGTTATGATATTGCCGCAATGCAACAAATTTTTAACTTGGTTCAGAGTGAGTTTCGTAGTTATAAAATTGACTATGAACTCATTGCTGATAGTGAAATTCATGCTGAATTAATTTTGCGTGTGGATGCTCATGAATTGCCAATGGAGAAGTTAATCGAGAAGGAACTTCGTGTATTTGAAGTAATATCTAAAAGTATTACTTTGTCTAATGCAAACAAATATAATATTATATCGATAGCATAATGCTCCCGTCATTCTCACCAGAGCATTATCTGCATGTGGCTAAAGAGTTATACGCGCAGCAAGATCTAGGAGAAGCAGGTTTGCGTGCCTGCATGTCGCGAGCTTACTATGCTGCATTTTTGGTTGCACGTGATGTTGCTAATTTAGATTATAGAAATAACCCGAACTCTCATGAGTTGGTTATTAGTCATTATCAAGAGTCAAAAGTTGCAGCACACAATCTAGTTGCCAATGACTTGCGTTCATTGAAAGAGCATCGCAAAAAAGCCGATTACTTTACTGATAAGATTTGTGCCCGCAGAGAGGGGGGGGAGTCACTGCGGCTTTCAGAAAAAGTTATTAGGGTTTTACGGCCTTAGCCCTTTCTAAGCGTCCACCAAGCAAGAACCTTGCCACACACAGTGATTTCATCGACGTAACTGGCAAGGTTGTAGGTCTCTTCATCTGGGTACTCACTAGCGTTGTCGCTGCGCAGTACCAGAGTGCCGTTGGCCTTGATCATGGCCTTCTTCAGCAGCAACCGGCCTGCCACGTCGACGACGTAAATGCCCGGCGCATCCACCGCACGGTGCGATATGTCGACAAACACCAAGTCCTTGTCATTGATCGTGGGCATCATGCTGCGCCCCACGGCTGTCAATACCTTCACTTTGCTGTAATTACAGCTGCCCACTTCTTCCATCAACCATCGCTCAAGCACATCTAGGTGGCGCACCACGTGGATGGGCTCGTCAAGCAGTGCGCCGCTACCCATGGTCGGCCGTGGCGAGAGGTGTTGAAGCCTTACGTAGCCGTCTGCAGGTGCTTCCGTTGCGGGATTCACAACTGACTTTTGTTGAGTGCCGTCTTTGGAGGAGAGTTTGGTCGCTGCAGAAATGCTGGCAGCCAGGCGTGGGCTGATGTCTGCCAAGGTGCACTCAAAACCTTTGGCGTATGCCAGCGCTGCTTCCAGACTGATAGGGCGGTGTCCTTTGATGTGCTGGCTAATCATGGATGCGCCGCCGGGTACATTGAATTCACGAGCAAAAGCAGCCTGCTTCACGTCGCGAAATCGTGCGGCAAGCCGATGAGCTTCTTCTTCAGGGGTCCAGATCATCATTTAGCAATGCTAATAAATATATTGTGTAGCATGGCTTGATTTAAATATTTAGCATTGCTATATTTGCTGGATGAATTCGATCAGCACAGCGGCGGAGTTGGTTGGGGGTGTTAGCGCTCTCGCTCGGCTATTGGGCGTCACCCCATCGGCCGTCCATCAGTGGTTGCGGGGCCATCGACCGGTGCCTGCAGAGCGGTGCCCCGTCATTGAGCGGCTCACTAACCGGGCCGTGACCTGCGAGAAATTGCGTCCTGATGTCGAGTGGGGCGTGCTGCGTCAATCTGCTGCGCAGGAGTCACCCCATGGCTGACTGCCTGACTTTCATCCACCGCCCAGATCGGAGCTGCACAGCTGCCGGGCGTCTTGTCTCCCCGTTCCATCAAGGTGCTGCACACGCGGGCAGGTGTGTGTGGCTTGTTGTGCAGCGGGCGGTGGGCTTTTTTATTCATGGACGCAGTGTCGTTGCTGCGGTCGCGGGCCGAAAGCCTGAAATTTTTCTGTTTCAAGGGGGTGGGCTGTGACCTGCTATCTGTCTCCCAATGCATGGCGCGATGTGCTCTACAACGCGGTGCGTAACACCCCCGGCGGCGTACCTGCCGCTGCCACCTTCCTGACCGTGCGCCGTGGCCGCAGCATCCACACCGAGACCTTACGTGCCCGCCTGCGTGGTGTGGATGGCGAATGGATCAACCTGGAAATGCTGGAGCTGTTGACGGAGTGGATGCAGGAAACCCGCGACCCTGACGCGCTCAGGTGGTTGACGGCGCTGAACCAGCAGTACGGCATGGCGGCCATGGCCTTGCCCCCGGCCCCTGCTGGTGGCTGGCCCTGCGAGGCCGAGGCCATTCAGAAGAAGTTGCTGCAGCTGGGCGTGGAGGGCGGTTGCTTGACTGCCATGGGCATGCGAGTCCTTGAGGACAAGCGCGTGGAACCGGCCGAGGCCGAGGAAATGTGCGCCCAGATCATGGATGAGGTGGAGCTGCTGTTGCGCTTGCGTCGCAATGTGCGCCGCGCTGCAGGCCTGGAGGTAGAGCCATGAGGCCCGCAGGAGAAATCAGCCTGGCCATCGAGCAGACCGTACAGCAGCTGTGGACGCCTGATCGCGCCCCGACTCTGGCAGAGATTGCCGCCCATTTGATGGCTTCGGCGCCCGTGGCCTTCAAGGCGATTCGTCAGACGGTCGGGAACATGAAGCGTTACGGGCGCCTGGTGCAGGTGCGTGAGCGCAAGGTGCCCGGCCGCAACCGGCCAGCAGCGGAGTACGGCCGCCCGCAAACAGATTCAAACGACGCCGCGAACGATGCGGCTTTTGGGCTTTCACAGGCTCTGCAACTCTGGGGGTAATGAATGGATATGGCGCACGCTGCCGGTGTTAGGGACGCCGGCGTGTTCTTCTGTTTTTGCAGGACTGGAGGTGCTGCATGAAAGAGCACCGCGAAGAATTGCCGCCGCTCAAGTTTCGGGCGCTGGCTGATGCATTGCTGGATCAGATCGACACGTTGGTCGAGGCATGGCTGCGTGGCGGCAAGCGAGATGGGCATGAGTGGAAGTGCGCAAACCTGGGCGGTGGTAAAGGCCGCAGCTGCAGTGTGCGCCTGGAGGGTGAGAAGGCCGGCTATTGGTCTGACTTCAATTCGGATAAATCAGGCCATGACTTGCTCAGTTTGTACGCAGCGATTCATGGACTGACCCCGGTGCAGGCCACCTTGCAGCTTGCGCGCGAGCTGGGCCTGGAGGATGTGGCAGGTGTGGTAAAGACGGCCAGCGGTGCTGCTGTGGTGCCGCCAGCCAATCCCCGCCCAGCCCCGCCACCAAAGCCTCAGAAGGAAAAAGAGGGCTGGACTTCGGTGTGGCCGGTGCCTTCTATCGCGTCCAAGCCCACATTTGCTCACTATCACCGCAAGCCTGAAGATCTGCAGAACACGGCCGAGTACCGCGACGGCGCAGATCTGCTGGGCTATGTGTTGCGCTTCGGCACCAGCGGTGGCGGCAAAGATACTCTGCCCTATACCTTTGCGAAGTCTGACCGCGATGGCAGCCTGGCATGGAAGTGGCGCACCTGGGACGAACCAAGGCCGCTGTATTTCCCTGGCGGCACACGCCCTGGTGAGCGCACTGTCATCCTGGTTGAGGGCGAGGTCAAGGCTCAAGTGCTGCAAGCCCTGCTGGATGCATGTGCCCCTGGCATCTATTGCGTGGTGTCCTGGCCCGGTGGCTGCAAGGCCTGGGTCAAGGCCATGTGGGAATGGCTGGCCGGCTGTACTGTGCTGCTGTGGCCTGACTGTGATGCCCATCGCGAGAAGCTGACCAAGGCCGAGCAAGCCACGGTAAAGGATGACCCTGAGGCCAAGGCCGCACTGGAGGCCAGCAAGCCATTGCTGCCTGCGGAGAAGCAGCCAGGCATGAAGGCGATGCTGGACATTGGCGGGGTGCTGCAGGCCGATCAGAGCTGCAAGGTGCAGCTGTTGCCCATCCCCGCGCCAGGCGAGAAGCCCAGCGGCTGGGACTGCAAGGACGCCATCGCAGTTGAGGGCTGGACGGGCGAGGATGTGCTGGCCTTCCTTGGCCGGGCGCAGCCTTTGCCTGTTGTAGATGCGCCTGCAGACGCGCCCACTCAGGCTGACGTCCCTGTGGCTGCGGGTGGCGGTGGTGGCAAGCTGCCAAAAAGCGATGATCCCGTTGGCACGGGCGGCAGTGATGACGACGATTTTGACGACGATATGGTCAAGATCGGAGGCTATATGGTGCCGGGCTGGATGTCGTTCTATTACGACGGCGAAAAGAAGCGCTGGAATGTCTCGCGCAAGTTTGTGATTCGCTGCCTGGAGCGCCTGCCGGACATCAAGGATGTGTTGGGCTTTGACGAGCTGCGCAACACGGTGCAGTGCCGCAAGGCTTGGCCCTGGCCTTATGCCAAGCCCGGCGAGGTGCGCAATGCCGATTCGTTGCTGCTGGGCAAGTGGCTGACCGATACCTATGGGCTGCCGAGCATCAGCAAGGCCGCGCTGGAAGAGGGTATGTTGACGGTCGCGGCCACGAGGCGTTATCACCCCATCAGGGACTATCTGACGGGCCTGAAGTGGGATGGCAAGCCGCGCGTGGACAACTGGCTGGTGCATGTGCTGGGCGAGAAGCCCGGCACGATCAAGCCCGCGCTGTTTGAGTACCTAGGCCTGGTGGGCCGGTTCTGGCTGCTGGGCATGGTCTATCGGGTAATGGAGCCGGGTTGCAAGTTTGACTATTGCCCGGTGCTTGAGGGCAGCGGCGGTTTGCGCAAGTCCACATTGGTGGAGACGCTGGCCACGAGCGAATACTTCAGCGACACGCCGTTTGAGGTGGGCAAGGGCAAGGAAGCGCAGGAGCAGGTGCAAGGCCTGTGGCTGTACGAGATTGCTGAGCTGACCCATTTCAGCAAATCGGAGGTGGGCGCAATCAAGGCCTTTATCTCGGCCAAGGTGGACCGCTACCGGGTGGCCTATGGCACCACGGTCGAATCCTTCCCGCGTCAATGCGTGCTGGTGGGTACCACCAATGAGGACACGTACTTGCGCGACCGCACGGGCAACCGGCGCTTTTGGCCGATCCCGGTCAAGCGCCAGATCAATACCGAGTTTGTGGCCAAGTACCGCGAGCAGCTGCTGGCCGAGGCCTTTGCACGCTATCTGCAGGGCGAGGCTTACACGCCCACGGGCGAGCAGGAGGAACGCCTGTTCAAGCCGATGCAGGAAAGCCGCCTGGTGGAAACCGCCGTCGATGGCGAGCTGCTGCAGGTGCTGACTCGGGTGCCGATGCAGAACGGCATACAGAGCGTGGTCAATGAGCTGGCCGACTTTGTGACGCTGCCGCAGCTGGTGCAGGCCCTGGGTGCAGACCCAGCCAAAGCGCCGCCAGGACTGCAGGGACAGATCACCAGCTGGCTCAAGCATGAGGGCTGGGAGCGCAAGCGTAGCAGTGTGGCACCTAGGCCTTGGGGCTATGTGCGACCGAAGAACTGGCCGCCGCAAGAGCGTGTGGGTGGTTTGGATGAGCAGGCGCCAGCGGTGGCTCCGGGTGTGGTCGAGGCGGTGGAGGGCGTGACCTTTGTGGCGCCACCTCTGCCGCCTGACTTTGCGCCTGACCATGCGGTGGCATGGGACGGGGACGATGCGCCGTTCTGATTACCAATCTTTTCAATGGAGGGCAGCGCCTGAATCGCGCTGCACTGCCTACGTGGCTGGAGGCGTGATTCGCGTCCACGTAGCGGCTATGGCAATGGTGTGCCTGGCTTGCGGTGCAGTGGCGGGGACGGCCTGCTTTGGTGTGCCTATCGGTTGATGTCCGTCCATGTCCACGATGTCCACGCGTTTTGCATGGACCTCACCAGATACCCCTACTCCTGGTTTCCAGGGTTGAGGCCGCTGCATTGCCGAATGGTTGCGGTGTCCTGGTGTCTGCGGAGTTGGACTGGCGGGCGGGCACAGGCCGATGCGTTAGGGGTGCAGGTGCGCGTGCGCGTGGCTTGCAGGCGGGTTCTCTGAACTCTATATACAAAGGGTGGGCAGAATGGACAAAGGACAAACAGATCAGAAAGTGAACAGTCAGTGGTCAGAGCATGAGCGTTGGTTGATCACGCAGGGGCAGCATCGAATCAAGGCCAAGATGCCCGAGGTCTATAAAACGATTCTTCGGTACGCCGAGAAGGACAAGTCTGTGTGGGGCATCGTCCGCATGGGTTTGACTGGTCGGCCCGACTACTTCTGGGCCTGTGAGGGTGGTGAGGTGGTCGGTGCACCGTTCACGCGGTTTGCCCGGGCGGTTGAGGTCTCGCGCTTGATAGGCCGCATGGGTTGTGCACACGTGTGCATGATCGCCGGCCATGGTGATCTGGGGGGCACCTGACCATGGCGCGGATCGAGCACATCAAGCGCCGCCTGGATAACTGGGCACTTTGGCGGGCACGGCTCAATAGCAGCGGCCTGGGCTTTCATTCGGTGAACGTGCTGGCGGTGGATGTATGGAGCCGCAACAGCTACAACGGCAGCGCTATTCCGCACATTGACCAGGAAGGCGAGGAAACCAACCAGGCCGTGGAGGCTATGAAGCTAACCAAACGCCATCTGTATGAGACCTTGTATGCCTATTACCTGCAGGATCTCGGCGTGCAGCTGATTGCCCGCAGCGCAGGCAAGAGCCCCAGTACCATCCACTCTCACTTCGATCAGGCAGACCGCTTCATTGCTGGCTGGTTGCAGGAGCAGACCAGAATCAAGGAAGAGAAAGAAGCGTTGGCCCGTGGCCGTGAGTACATGGCCAGGCGGGGGAGTTTTACAACATAGAGAGTTGCAGTACATTTGCGGCAAGCTAGTGCTCGGTGCCCCTAACCGCTGAGTCCTTGCCGGGAACCCCGCCAGTTTGCGCTGTGCGGGGTTTTCTTTTGTGGCCTGGGTGTTGGGCGCGCTGGTTGCCCGCTACTGCTTTGTGGGGGAGAGTTGAAAGTTTGCCAGCATCCCCCCACCGATACCTGTCGCAACACCGCTTAAATATAAAAATTGTTGACTGAGAGCGAGCTGATTTGGATCGTGCGCGTCAGGGTCGTGAGTAATTTTCAAGAGTATTCCTGCAAGAAATAAGAGACCGCCGCAGACCAAGGTGTGCCACCTGTTCACCTTGCAAGTATCGAATTGCGTGCAGTAGACAAGAGCAACCATAAACAAGATGACTGTTTCATTGAACGATCGGATATTTTCTTTGGATTGTCCGATCGCAACAGAGTGATACCAAAACAGGAGGAGCGAGAAAAAGGCGATTGTGAGGGCTGACCTAGTCAATTCGTTTGGGCGACCAGACCTGAAGCTGCTGCCAGCACAAGTAACGGAGATAACCATTGCGTATGCCGTGGCCAAAATGAGATAGCTATTCGAATTCATGTGTCTTGGAAATGCTCGGTCTCTCATCTTATTTGCTGTTTAGATGAAGTCCTCTTCGACACGTAGGCTGAGTGTTTATTTGCGATTGCATTTACTGGGGAGGTATCAGGTGCCAAATGCTGCCCCGCGTCCGTGCTCTCATCCTGGCTGCGGCGTGCTGGTCCGCGATGGCACGGGCAGATGTCCAAAGCACCCGAAGCAGTCATGGGCCAAGAAGCCCACCGCTGCCAAGCGCATCACGGGCAGGCCTCTGCAACGTCTGCGCGCTGACCTGTTTGCGCGCGAGCCGCTGTGCCGTGAGTGCCGGCGCAATGGCGTGGTCAAGCTGGCAACCCAGCGCGATCACATCCAGTCTCTCGAAGAGGGCGGCACCGACACCGAGGACAACGTGCAGCCCCTGTGTGACGACTGCCACGACATCAAGTCGAAGGCCGAGCGGGCGCGCGGCGTCAAACGGGCGTGGGGCGGATATCGTGATGAATGAGAGGGATTCTCATTTGAAAACGCGGGAAGGGGGAGGGGGGGTGAAAAAAGTCCACCTCGACCCGACCGGAAACCGAGCCCCCAGGCGAACTTTTATGGGAAACGAAAACTACCCCCTGGGGGTTTAACCGAGGACGACCATGACTAGCAAGACTGCGGAGTTTGCGGTCCAGCCGCCAGCCGTGGGTGCTGGGCAGGTAACAGGGCTCAAAACAGAAATCGATTCTCCGGCTGCGCCCCAGCAGCTGCAGCTGACGGCGAGCGAGCAGGAGCTGTACGACTACATCTGCGATTCGCTGCGCAAAGCTGGCATCGAGCACATGACAGCCGGCATCCCAATCGCCGTGATCGTTCGCACCTTCGCAGACTGGCTCAAGGCCGTCGAGAAGTGCGAGGAGAAGGGGCGCACCCAGACATCGAAGACTGGGTGGGTCACTGAAATGCCATGGGCCAAAGATGAGGTCCGCCTCAAGATGGAGCTGGGCCAATGGTTACCGAAAGCATGTTTGACCATTCCGTCCCTGGCGCGGGTGCGCAAGGACACGGGAGTGCAGGGCGCACAGGACGACCTGTTCGGCGCACTCGTCGGTCACGCTACCGCCTCACCCGGAAACAAACCGACGCACTGATACCGGCCGAGTTGCAGCAGTGGGATGTGGAGTACGGTCTCCCCGTGTTGCGAAATGAAATCCGCGAAGGACGTTATACATACCTTGCTGTGGTGCGTCATTACCGTGACCTGCAGGAGGCCGGCGCGCGTGGCCTGGTGTTCATGCCCAGCTACGGCTGGCACGTGATCCAGTACATCGAGCGGTTCTTTGTGCACATCAAAGGTCCGCTGGCCGGCAGGCCGATTCTGCTGGATCCATGGCAAAAGTTCTGGACAGCTGTGAAATACGGCTGGCGTCATGCGGACGACCAGCGAAGGCGCTTCACACGGGCCTATGAGGAGGTCGCGCGCAAGAACGGCAAGAGCACTTGGACTGGGCCGCAGGGTGCCTATCTGTTCTCCATGGATGGAGAAGCAGGCGCCGAGGTGTACGCGGTGGCGACCACCCGCAAGCAGGCCATGTCTGTGTTCAAGCCGGCATTCGACAACATCAAGCGCTGGGCTCGTCGCTCTCCGGGCGTAAAGCGCAGTTTCAAGATCCATGAGGGCTTGAACCAGGAAAGTGTCCAACTGGACGCCAGCGTGTTCGCACCGCTGCCGGCCAATGCCGATAGTCTGGATGGTCTAAACCCTTCGGCTGTTCTGTTTGATGAACTGCACGCCCAGGCGGATCGGGACGTGTGGGACGTGATGGAGTCGGCCCTTGGCGCACGGCGTCATCCTTTGTTATCGGCCATTACCACAGCAGGCTTCATCCTCAACGGAATCTGCGTGGAGTTGCGCAGCTACCTGGTCAGCGTTCTGGATGGAAAGCGCCAGGACGATGATCTATTCGGCTACATCTACACGCTAGACGTGGGCGATGACCCCTACGACGAGCGCAATTGGACTAAAGCCAATCCTGGCCTCGGCCGCAGCAAGACATGGGACTACATGCGCGCCCAGGCCCGCAAGGCCAAGGCTCTGCCGGGCGCGCGTGCCAATTTCCTGACCAAGGATCTGAACATCTGGTGCAACAGCGCCGAAGGCTGGTTTGACATCCAGGTATGGGACAAGGGCGGCAAGCCTTTCAATCGCGAAATGCTCAAGGGTCGGCGCTGCTTCGGCGGCCTGGATCTGGCCAGCGTGCGCGACCTGACGGCGTTCGTGCTGGTGTTCCCTCCGCTTGAGGGAGAGACAACGGTCCACATCCTGGCGTGGTTTTGGGCACCCGAGTCCAAGCAGGATGAGGAGGCAGATGACGAGGCCAACTATCGGCAGTGGGCAGAGGAAGGCTGGCTCACGCTCACGCCCGGCAACGTTACTGACTACGGTGCGGTGCATGACGTGGTCGTGCAGGCCGGCAAGGACTACGAGATAGAGCAGCTCGGCTTTGATGACTGGAACGCCCAGCAGCTGGTCAACGATCTGCTGGCTGCGGATCTGCCCATGGTCAACATTCCGCAGAACACGGGCGGGATGGGGCCTGGCAGCAAGGAGCTTGAGCGTCTGGTCTATGGCGGCCTTCTAGCCCATGGCGGCAATCCGGTGCTGCGCTACTGCGCGGGCAATGTCTCGCTGCTGTTCGATACCAATGGCAACTACCGGCCCAACAAAAAGGCCAGCAAGGAAAACGGCCGCATTGACGGCATCGTGGCCGCAGTGATGGCCCTTGGGCGCATGGCTGCACCCGACGACAGCGGGGACGAGGACGGCTTCTTCTCCAGCCCAACAACGAAATGAGCGATCAATGAAATCACAACTGCATCAGCGACGGCATGGCCGCGTTCGCGCTGCTGTCGATGCGCTGCTGGGCAAGTCCGTGAGCATCAGCGACGCACCAGGCACGGCGGCCATCTTCGGCGTGGATCTCGATACGGGCATGACAGTCAGCCCGCGCACGATGCTGCAGCTCTCGGCTGTCTGGTCGTGCGTGCGGCTGATTGCCGAGACGATTGCCACGCTTCCACTCAGCATCTATGAGAAGGACAGCAAGGGCAAGCGTGTGGCTCCCCAACACCCGCTGCACCTGATCGTGCACGACATGCCGAACCCGGATGCGACGGCTGCTGTGTTCTGGGAATCCATGGTGGCCGCCATGCTGCTGCGCGGTGCTGGCCGGGCCGAGCGTCTGGAGTTCAATGGCCGCCTGGTTGGTCTGGTTTACCTCGACCCTGACCGCCTGGCACCAAACCGAAAGGACGGCAGCGTTGTCACCGAATGGCGCTACAGGGACAAGAGGAACCGGCAGCGCCTGATTCCGGCCAGCAAGGTGTGGACGGTGCCCGGCTTCTCGCTGGATGGCGAAAACGGCGTCAGCGTCGTGCAGTACGGCTCGGCGGTGTTCGGCCAGGCAGGCGCTGCAGAGCGCGCTGCCAGCCGGGCATTCCGCAATGGGGCGTTGCAGAACCTCTACTACTCCTTCAAGGAATGGCTCACTGAGAAAAGGCGAGATGAGTTCCGCGAGAACGTCCTGGGTCTAATCGATCAGGGCAAGACGCCGCTTCTGGAGGGGGGCATCGAAGCCAAGACGCTGAGCATCAATCCCAAGGATGTCCAGTTGCTGGAGTCTCGTGGCTGGAGTGTTGAGGAAATCTGCCGCTGGTTCCGCGTGCCCCCTTGGATGGTTGGTCATACCGAAAAGGCCACCAGCTGGGGCAGCGGCATCGAGCAGCAAATGATTGCCTTCCTGGTCTTCACGCTGACGCCCTGGTTGCGCCGCATTGAGCAGTCGATCAGCAAAGACCTACTCAACCCCGCTGAGCGCTTGCGGTACTACGCCAAGTTTGCTGTAGAGGGCCTGCTGCGCGGTGACAGTGCGGCGCGCGCGGCCTTCTACACGGCCATGGTCAACAACGGCATCCTGACCCGCGATGAGGTCCGGGCGCTGGAGGACCGTGAGCCGATGGGCGGTAATGCCGCCGTGCTGACCGTGCAGTCAGCCATGACAACCCTGGACGGCCTCGGCCAAGTCAACCCTGATGCGCAGGCGGTGGCGCTGCTACGGCAGCTGCTGGCTGCTGAACCTGAGCCCCTGAAAGGCTAAACACCATGAGCATGAAATCCCTTCCGGGCGCCCCAACAGGCCGCCCGAGCGCCGGCGTGCGCAGCGAAATCCTTCCCCGTGCATTCGACCGCTGGAATCCTGGCGTGCAGGCTGCGGTTGATGAAGGTGAGGATCGCAGCATCAGCATCTATGACGTTATCGGCTACGACTACTGGACGGGGGATGGCGTGACGGCACGGCGAATCGCCGGGGCGCTTCGCTCCCTTGGTGCCGGCCCTGTCACCGTGAACGTCAACAGCCCCGGCGGCGATGTTTTCGAGGGCTTGGCCATCTACAACCTGCTGCGCGAGCACCAGGGCGAAGTGACGGTCAAGGTACTTGGCCTGGCCGCTTCGGCCGCCAGCATCATCGCTATGGCCGGCGACACGGTACAGATTGCGCGGGCCGGCTTCTTCATGGTGCACAACGTCTGGACCGTCGCGGCAGGCAATCGCAACGATTACCGCGAGTTGGCCGACTGGCTGGAGCCATTCGATTCGGCCCTGGCGGATATCTATGCGGCGCGCACAGGCGCTGACGTGAAAGCCATGGGCAAGCTCATGGATGCGGAGTCCTGGATGGGCGGCAGCAGCGCCATAGACCAGGGCTTTGCCGATGAGCTTCTGCCGTCCGACCAGGTCAGCCAGGGCGGGGCCAAGGCTCAAGCCAATGCTGCCCGCCGACTGGAGGCGGCGTTGCGGGCCAGCGGCCTGCCCAAGTCCGAGGCCATGCGCCTCATCAGCGAGTTCAAGTCCGGCGTGGGTGATCCCGCCGGCAGCGGTGAGGGAGATCCCACCGAGCGCGGCTCCCCAACAGCTGCTTTTGCCACCGGTGGAGCGTCCGCACTGTCGGGTTCTCTTGCCAATTGCTTCGCTTCACTCTGAAAGGTACTACCGTGAAAAAGTCTCGTTTTATCTCCGTCGCGGTCCTCGCCGCTCTCGCCGTCGCATCTGTGGCCGCTCAGGCTGCTGGCGTGGATGTTCCCGGCTTCATCGCTGCCCACCCCGATGTCTTCGCAGGCCTGTCGATGCTCGGCTTTGCCGGCTCGGTCAGCGTAGAGCAGGAATACAAGCAGGTCCAGGCGGACCTGAAAAGCGTGGGCGACCAGCTCAAGGCCTACGCGGAAACAACCCAGAAGGAGTTGAAAAATCACGGCGCCATGACGGCCGAGACCAAGAACAGCGTGGACAAGATGCTGGTGGAGCAGGGCTCTCTGCAAGCACGACTGCAGGCCGCTGAGCAAGCGCTTGCAACGCTGCAGAACGGCGGCGGCGGTTCTGGCCGTCCTCAGACCCTGGGCGAGAAGGTCATCAGCAATGAAGCGCTGATGGGCTTCAACCCCAGCCTGCGTGGCGCTGTCTCGGTCCAGATCGGCTCTATTCATAACGCTGTGTCCGGTGCTCCTGACTCTGCGGGTAGCCTGATTCAGCCCACTCGCGTGCCTGGCATCGTTGCCCCGCCGCAGCGGCGACTGTTTGTTCGCGACCTGCTGAACTGGGGGACTACAGCTTCCCCCGATGTTGAATATGTTCGTGAAACGGGCTTCACGAACAACGCCGATGTCGTTGCCGAGAACCCTACCAATCCGAAGCCTCAGTCTGATATCGCTTTCGAGATGGATTCGTCCAAGGTGGCAACCATCGCTCACTGGATCAAGGCTTCCAAGCAGGTCCTGTCTGACGTGCCCATGCTCCAGGCCTATGTCGATGGGCGCCTGATCTACGGCTTGAAGCTGAAAGAAGAGGCCCAGCTGCTCAAGGGCTCCGGTGTCGGCATGAACATCAATGGCATCTGGACCCAGGCTTCGGTTTACTCGAACCCGGGCGTCGTCGTGCAGGATGAAACCATGCTGGACCGTCTGCGCATAGCGATGCTGCAGGCTGAGCTGGCCGAGTACACCGCCGACGGTCTCGTGCTCAACCCCATCGACTGGACCCAGATCGAGCTGACCAAGACCAAGGACAACGCCTACCTGTTCGCTACGCCGCATGGTCTGGCCGTTCCTGGTCTGTGGGGCCGTCCGGTGGTCTCCTCGCAAAGCATGACCAAGAACGAATTCCTGGCCGGTGCGTTTGCACTGGGCGCGCAGGGCTGGGACCGTGAAGACGCGAACGTCTCTGTGAGCAACCAGGACGGCGACAACTTCGTCAAAAACATGGTCACCATCCTGGCCGAAGAGCGCGTTGGCCTGACGGTCTTCCGTCCTGAGGCATTCGTCAAGGGCGACTTCACGGGCGTCGGTCCCACTCCCACCCCCTGATTAAAGGGGTAGAGCAGTGCACACGTGTGCACTGCTCGCAAGTACAGGAGAGTTTCATGAAACAAGTAACTGTGAAGGCCGTGGCGGGCTTTGAGCACAACGGCAGCAAAAAGCCCGGTGATGTTTTTTCTGTCAGCGAAATGCATGCCGCTCAGCTCATTGCGAAGGGCTTGGTCGAGATTGCAGAGGAGGGCGGCACGGGCGAACCTGCGAATACGCTGAAGACCGATGCGCCCGATGCGCCCGATGCGCCCGATGCGCCCGATGCGCCCGATGCGCCCGATGCGCCCGATGCAGCTGAACCTGTCGCCCCGGCGGTCCAGGCCGAGAAGTCTTCAGGCGGCAAGAGGGGCAATAAGTAGCATGGCCGCAGAACTCGTCACCATGGAGCAGGCAAAGCTCCATCTGCGCGTGATCGGCGACGACGAGGACGCGGGCATCCAACTCAAGCTAAATGCTGCAACTGAGATGGCCGTGTTCTTTCTGGACCGAGCTGTTTATGCAACCAAGGCTGATATGGATGCAGCGGTCGCAGCTGGCGATCCAGGACCTTGCCCGATGGTGGTGACCGATATGGTACGGGCCGGAATCCTTCTGCTCCTGGGTGATCTGTACGCCAACCGTGAGGAGGTCATCACGGGAACCATTGCGACGCAACTGCCGACTGGCGCCAAGGCGTGCTTACTCCCGCTGCGGCGCATGGGGGCCTGACCATGGCCTGCACATCCTGCGAAGACCGCCGCCAATGGCTGCAAAAAATGAAGGAGCTGGCTTATGAGCGAGCGAAGAAAATCCTCGGACATGCACCGACTGATCCAGAGCAACCTGGCAGTGGCCGAGGCCCTGAATCGACAGACTCAGGCGATGCAGGAGCTGACGGAGGGTATAGCCTGCCTGCTGGATCGGATGGCTGATGATGCGCAGGAGGATGCCCAGCCGCGCATGCTGGACGGGTGCTTGCTGTGATCGCCGCCGGAAAACTGCGTCACCTGGTCAGCTTGCAGTCTCGTCAGACGGGTCGCGATCCTGAATCGGGCGCGGTGGTTGATCTGGGCTGGGTAGAGGTGACCAAGCTCTGGGCCAGCGTGGAGCCGCTCTCTGCACGAGAGTTCATCGCAGCTGCCACCAGCCAGTCCAAAGTCTCGGCTCGCATCGTCACTCGGCGTGATGACCGTGTCACCGCAGCCATGCGCTTCGTGCACGCCGGTCGCATCTACAACATCGAGGGCGTGCTGCCAGATCCGGTCAGCGGTCTTGAGTACCAGACACATCCTGTAAGCGAGGGCGTCAACGATGGCTGATATCCAATTTAAGCTGACCGGCTTTGATGAAGTCACCAAGCGCCTGCAGGCACTGCCTGTGGAGCTGCGCAAGAAACCTGCGCGCTCGGCCTTGGGCAAGGCCGCCACTCTCGTGCGCGGCCAGGCTCAGACCAACGCAATCTGGCTGGATGACAAGGCCACGGGGCGCAAGATCGCGGACAACATCATCCAGCGCTTTCGCTCTCGCTACTCCAAGCGCACCGGGGACGTGATGATCTCGGTCGGTGTGGGGACTGAGAAGGGGCGCATTCCCAAGGGCAACCCTGATGAAGGTCCCAAGGGCAACACGCCGCACTGGCATTTGTTGGAGCTGGGCACAGAGCAAGCGAAGCCGCAGCCGTTTCTGCGGCCGGCGGCAGAGCAACAGGCTGAAGCAGCCATTGCCTTGTTTGGCTCGGAGCTGGACAAGGCCATCACGCGGCTTGTGAGGCGCATGAAATGAATGCGCCGCCGCTGTACCGATTGGCCAAGCTGTCGCCCTCTGTGCTGGCCGTGCTGGGCTCCCCAGAGCCTCGCATCTACCCTTGGGGTGAAAACAATGACAAGCCCGTTATCTACCCCTATGTGACCTGGATAGAGGTCAGCGGTGGACCCTACAACCACCTGACTGGAAGGCCCACGGTTGATCGCACCACAACTCAGATTGATGTCTGGGCGAAAGCCTCAGACAGCGCCCAGGCGCAAAGGATGGTCGAAGAGGCGGCCACGGCGTTGCGGGGTGCGATTGAGTTGGACTGCTACATCACGGCCTGGCGCCGACATCCGCGCGACGCCGAAACCAAGGTTTACCGCATCAGCTTTGACGCCGACTGGCAGTTAAGCCGCTGATGCACTGATCTCCCACATGGGCCGCTTAGAGCGGCCCTTTCTGTTTCTTGAAAGGACTTGCCATGGACCGCATCCTCCCGCAGGGTTCCGAGCTTTTTGCGCTCGTGCCCAAAGAAGACGCGCCGACCGAATTTGAGGTCATCAAAGTGGATTGCGCGATCTCCGTTGATTTTGGGGAAGACGAGCGTGACGATCTGGAGGACACATGCCTCGAAGAGCGTGACAACCACACCACCATCCCCGGGCTGAACACCCCCGGTGAGTCTGCGGTCACCGTCCGCATCAATCCTCAGAATCCTGGCCACGTGCGCCTGTATCAGCTCTCTGACACTGGTGAGCGTCTGCTGTGGGCGCTGGGCTGGTCTGATGGTACGGCGCCTGCTGCGCCCAAGTCCGGCAGCACGATGGAGTTTGAGCTGCCCACGACTCGCACCTGGAACGTGTTCCAGGGGCATATCAAGCGCTTCAACTTCGCAGGCTTTGAAGTCGGTGGCGAACCTATTCAGGGTGCCATCACCATCAAGCGCGCGACCAAGCCCGTGTGGGTCGTGAAGGTGCCCACACCATGAAGCTCGCTGACCTGCATAAGAACGGCGGCTTTGTGGATGCCGCCCCGGTGAAAAAGCCCATCAAGTGGAAGGCGCCCGACGGCTCTGAACAGGCGGGCGACATCTGGATAGTCCGTCAGCCCTTCGGTGTGATCGAGCAGGAGATCGGCAATGCCGCTCCTGATCGCAGCAAGGGCGCGAAGATGATCAGCCTCAGCGTGCGGCTCGATGGCGGCAAAGAGCAACTGACCTATGAACAGGCGTACAGCCTCACCCCGGCCCTGGCCTGGGCCATGGTGATGGCCATCAACGAGGTCAATGCCCCAAAAAACTCACAGCCGCCGATGAGTTCTGGCACGAGCTCGTCCTCGCCGGCATCGGCGGCAAAACCATCGCGGAGGCAAAAGGCCGCCTGAGCTTTGATGAGGTGCAGTCGTGGCTGGCGTTTCGTGAGAAATACGGCTCGCTGCATCTCCAGACTCATATAGAGCGGGCGGCCGCCACTGTCGCTCACACCGTCAGCCAGACGGTGGCGCGCAAGAAAAGCAGCCAGGCCCCCAAGTTTGAGGACTTCTTGCCTCAACGAAAGGGAGCGCAGGCGGCAGTCATCACCCTTGAGGAGGCAATGCGCGAGTGGCGGTAGCCGCTTGTGTGCTTCCCCGACCATCTCAGGATTTTTGAACCATGGCTCGTCAACTTGGCACCCTTACCATCGATCTGATTGCCAAGATTGGCGGCTTTACCGAAGGCATGACCAAAGCCGAGCGCGTGGCAGATCAGAAGTCGCGCGAGATGGAGCGCAAGATGAAAGAGCGCTCTGAAGCTGTGGAGAAGGCCTGGACCGGTATTGGTGCAGCCATCTCTGCGGGTATTGCGGGCATCACTGTCGGCAGTGTCTTCAGCAAGGTCCTGACGGAATCAAGGAATGCCGAGCAAGAGCAGGCTTTGCTGGCCGCAGCGCTCAAGGCAACAGGTAACCAGGCCGGCTACTCCCAGGGTCGCCTGAATGAGATGGCCTCCGCGATGGAGGGCATCACCACCAAGTCGGCCGGCGAGTTCAACCAGGCGCAAACGGTGTTGCTTGGCTTCACCAACATCGTGGGCGAGCAACTGCCCCAGGCGCTGAAGCAGGCAGCGAACTTTTCAGTGCGCACTGGTGCTGACATGAAGTCCGCAGCTGAGACGGTTGGCCGTGCCCTGGACATCCCCAGCGTGGGCATGGCAAGCCTGGCGCGACAGGGCTTCAAGTTCTCCCAGTCGCAGATCGAGGCCGCAGAGAAGCTGGAGCAAACCGGCCGCATCGCTGAAGCGCAGCAGATTGTTCTGAATGCGCTTGAGGAAACCTATGGAGGTGCGGCAGAGGCTGCACGCGATACCTTTGGGGGCGCTGTCGATGGTTTGAGAAATGCCCTCAATGGACTCATGACCGGCGAGGGGGGCAGCTTGGATGGAGCGAAAAAGTCCCTTAACGATCTAACAGATACGCTCGGCTCCAATACAACCAAGGCGGCTTTTGAAGCCATCGTCGGCTGGGTTGTGTCTCTGACCAATATGGTGATCCAAGCCACGGCAAACATCGTGGCCTTCATTAACACTGCTGACAAGATAGGTGCTCTGACGGGGACTGACGTGTTTGGCAAGATGAAGTCTGAGGCGCAGGCCGCTGGGGCTGAAGTAAAGCGTCTTGGAGACCAGCTTGAAAGGCATCAGGAGGCACTGAAGCGAGATCCATCCAATGTCATTCTGCAGCGCTCGGTTGCCAATACACGCAAGCTGGTCGATGCGGCAATGAAGCGGGCCTCCGGAGCGTCTGACACGCTCAAGGATTGGGCCAATGCTGCTGCAACGGCGGCCAAGGTTGATCCCTTGATTGCCCCTGATATGACGCCTAGGAAGCCTGGTGCGGTCAATCTCAAGGACGGAACACCGAGCAAAAAGTCTGGCGGCGCCAAGGTCGATAAGGGCGAAAAGGCTGCGGATGACTTCCTAAAATCGCTTACGGAGCAGGTCTACAAAACGCAGGAGCGTACCGCCTACGAGAAGCTGTTCTTCGATATTCAAAGCAAGGGCTTGAAGCTTTCCGAGTCCCAGCTGGATAAGGCCACCGGCTTGGCAACCGTGATCGACATGGCCAAGGAGGCAGAGGCTTCCCGGACGGCGGAGGTGGCCCGCAGCAACGACTTGTACGAGGCTCAGAATCGCCTTATTGCCAAAGAGCAGCAATATCAATTGGAGATGCTGACCTACGGCATGGGAGACAAAGCTGCTGCCGAGTTGCGGGAGCGCATCAGTCTGATGCAACAGCACCAGGCTGAATTACGTAAGCTGCAGCAGGATCAGGCACTCGCGCTGGCGGGTACTGACAGTGAGAAAGAGCAAGAGCGTATCCGTGCTCAGTATGCGATGCGCTTGCAGATTGTTGAGACTGCGCAAGCGCAAGAGCTGCAACTGTATGAAGACTTCCTGGCTCAGAAGCGCCAGAAGGAAGGTGACTGGGCTGCAGGAGCTGTATCTGCGCTCAACACGTACTTGGAGAACGCTCGCGACGTCTACTCGCAGACGCAAGCTATCGCCACCAACGCGTTCGGCGGAATGGAAGACGCACTGCTCGGTTTTGTCAAAACCGGCAAGCTTGATCTGAGCAGCATGCTGTCCAGCATTGGCGACCAGGCCATTCGCATGTTGATTCGCTTTGGCCTGCAGATGGTGGCCAACAAGCTTCTGGGGGATACGTTGCAAGCTGCGGGGGTGGCGACCTCAATCGCTGCTGGCTCAGCAACTGCAGCGGCCTGGGCGCCGGCGGCCGCTCTTGCGTCGCTCGCATCCTTTGGTGCGAACGCTGCTCCAGCTGCAGCAGGCATCACCAGCACTGTGGCGCTCAGTCAGGGTATGGCTGTGCTGGGCTTCTGGGACGGAGGCTACACCGGCCCGGGTGGCAAGTATCAGATGGCCGGCATCGTGCACGCGGGCGAGGGTGTGCTGTCTCAAGACGATATGCGCGCGCTGGGCGGGCCTGGAGCCTTCGAGGCGTTCCGACGGTCCTTGCACTCTGGCTACTCGGTCGGTGGTGTGGTTGGTGCTGCAGTGCCCCCGGCAGTGCGGCGCGACTATGCATCCGAGCTGCGTGGTCAGGCGCCAATCGTCAACGTCATCGAAGACGCCAGCAAGGCCGGCCAGGTCGAGCAGACGCAAAACGCTGACGGCAGCTACACCACGAACGTGTTTGTTCGCAATATCCGCAACGGCGGGGAAGAGGCGCTTGCGCTGGAGACAACTTACGGGCTGGTACGCCGAGGACGATAGATGGCAATCACTTCTAACATTGATTGGCCGCAGGGGTTCCCCTGCGTGCTGCGTGAAGGGCACACCACCCGGCACGCCAGCCCGCTGTTGCGCACCAGCATGGCATCGGGTCGGGCGCGTCAGCGCCGCAAATTCACCAGCGTGCCGAGTGTGCACACGTGTGCATGGCTGATGACCCAGGCGCAGGCGCAGGCCTTTGAGTCATGGTTTGCTGAAACCCTGGTCGATGGTGTGCAGTGGTTCAACATGCCGCTCAGGACGCCCATGGGGTCGGGAAAGCTGCTTTGCCGATTCATGGACATGTATGAAGGCCCCGACCTGGTGGGGATCGACCGCTGGCAGATCTCCGCTCAGATCGAGGTGTGGGCGCGCCCACTGCTTCCGCCTGGCTGGGGTTTGCTGCCGGGGTTGGTGATCGGCTCCAGCATCATTGACCGGGCAGTGAATCAAGAATGGCCGGAGGGATAGTCATGGCAACCAGCACCGCTTTGAAGCTGCTCTATACCGGCGACGATGTCACGACCGTGCGCATCTGTACGCTGGACATCGAGCTGCCGGGTGGCGAGCACATACGTCTTGCGCACAGCTATGAAGATCTCACGCTGGGCGTGGACGGTGTGCCGCAACTCTTCGAGGCCTGCGGCCTGGAGATCTCTTTGCCTGAGCGCAGCACCATCGGAAACCAGTCCCTGCGCTTTGGCCTGGGGGTGGTCGATGGTCGGGCGCATCGCCTGATCAGTGACGCGCTCGACTCTGGCCAGCCCTCTTATGTGGTCTACCGCGAGTATGTGTCGACCGACACATCGGCGCCGGCGGCCGCTCCCAAGCGGATGCTGATCCAGGGCGGCGATCTGAATAGCAACGTCCTTCAGGTGGAGGGCAGCTACTTCGATCTGCTCAATCTGGCCTGGCCGCGTGATCGCTACACGGCGGACAAGGCGCCTGGCGTCAAGTACCAATGAGGCAATTCCTGCAGACGCGCTATGTGCGCGGTGGGCGCGGCCCTGTGGACTACGACTGCTGGGGCCTGGTGCGCGATGCGCGCTCGGCGCTGTTTGGCCGGGCCTTGCTGCCGACCCTGCAGGATGCCCGGCCGGGTGAGCTGCGCGGCATCACGCGCGCGGTCGACCAGGTCATAGCCTTGCATGGCTTCGCGCCATGTGCCCCTCGGGCCGGAGCGGTTGCCACGGCCTGGAGGGCGAGCCTGTGCGTGCACGTGGGGCTGGTGGTCGAGGTGGACGGCCAGCTGCGAATACTCGAAACCGATGAGCCCGGTGGGCCTTGTCTGACTGCTCTCAACCGATTTCAGGCCCGCTACACGCGGGTTTTGTTTTATGACGATCAAGATTTACCCCGGACAGATGCCGAGCCAGCCTGTGGAGTCGCACCCATGGGCGGGCACGATTGCGGACTGGTTTGAGGCGGTTGGCATTGACTATGCGGCGCGCGAGATCCAGCCCATCACGCTCCACCTGAATGGCGTGCTGCTGCCGGTGGAGGCTTGGGCCGAGACGGTGATCAGCAATGAAGACCAGGTTGATATTCGCCCCATCCCTCACGGCGGCGTCTTCAAGCTGGTGGGAAGCATCTTCAACTTCTTCTTTGGCTGGCTGCTCCCGTCCACCAGCAATCAGCGCTACGACACGCCGCAGGGAAAGCAGCTGAGTTCGGCCGAGGGTAAGGCAAACACGGCCAAGTTCAACGGCGTGGTGCCTGAGCTGCTGGGCCAGTTCATCCGCTACCCCGACTATCTGACCCCGCCGCGCCGCTACTTCAGCACGCCGCGTGAGCAATGGCTTGAGATGCTGCTCTGTGTCGGCCCCGGCCAGTACCAGATCGACCCGGCCACGGTCAAGATCGGCAACACGCCGCTGAGCACGCTGGAGGGCGCTGAGTTCACGGTGCATGGCCCTGGCGCCGACATCGGCGGCATCACCCAGCATGAAAACTGGTACAGCTGCCCCGAGGTTGGCGGCACCAGCGCGGGCACGGCAGGGCTTGAGCTGAGCGCCATTGACTCGGGCAACGTCAATCCCACGGGCAGTAGCTATGCGCTCAATGGTGCCCAGATCACTGCCGATGTGGACTGGCCCAATGCCTGGGGCTCTGGCACCGCCATGTCGCTGATGTTTGAGCAGGACGTGACGGTCGCCACGGTGCTGCTGACGGGCGAAGAAGGCGGCTCCTACAACACCTTCACCGCCGACTGGCGCGAGATTGCGCCATCTCTGTGGATGCTGCTCACAGCTTCGGGCGCGCTTACCGGCTCGCTGCGGATGGAGTCCGTCGACGGCAATACGATCACGCTGGCTGAGCCGGTCAGCGATGGTGATGGCGGCTTTATCTATAGGCGTATCAGTCACCTGCTCGATGGCGTCATCTCTCTGGCCGTGTGCCGCGCTGGCCGCACCTACACGGCGACGGCAGTGGCCGGCCAGGTGCTGACGGTGGCGCCTAGCGAGGGCGGCAGCTGGGCGGGCTTTGCGCCGCGCACGGTGCCGGCGGAAAAGGCCACGTTTACCGTGCAGGCAGATACCGTCTACGGTGAGCAGGCCGGCCCCTTTGTAAGCTGCCCTGCTGCCGAGGTCAGCAGCACGCTGGAGGTGGATATCTTCTTCAGCCAAGGCCTTTGCTATGTCTCCGACAAGGGGGAAGTGCAGGGCAGATCCGTGGGGGTGGAGGTCCAGTACCGTGACTATGCCGCCGGCGGCGCCTGGCAGAGCGTGGTCAAGTGGTACACCGATGCCACCATGGACCAGATCGGCTACACCGAGCGCATCGCCTTGCCCTATCCCATGCGGCCGCAGGTGCGAGTGAGGCGAAGGGGGGCCAAGAGCACCAGCACGCAGGTGCACGATGAGGTGCAGTGGTACGCCATGCGCACCCGGCTGCCTACGCGCACCAGCTACCCGGACTGGACCACGCTGAGTGTGCGTGTGCGGGGCCTAGGCCAGATCGCAGCCAGGTCGGAGAACCAGGTCAACCTGGTGGCCACGCGCATGCTGCCAGTGCTGCAGGGCGATGGATCCTGGAGCGCAGAGCAGCCTACGCGGGATATCTCGGCCGCTCTGCGACACATCAGCAGCACGGTGGGCTATGGGCTGGACAGCATCGACATGGCCGAGCTGCAGCGCCTGCATGGGATCTGGACGGCTCGCGGTGAAACGGCAGACCATGTGTTTGACGAAACCACGGTGCTTGCCGCCCTGCAGGCGGTGTTGGGCGCCGGCATGGCTGAGCTGACGATTGATGATGGCCTGCTGCGCTCTGTGCGTGCTGGTGTGCGCACGGTCGAGGACGGTCATGCCTACAGCGCGCAGAACACCACGGAGGGCATTGCGCGGTCGTTCAGCGGCATCCGGCCTGACGACAACGATGGCGTGGAGGTGGAGTTCAGCGACGCCGGTGACAACTGGAACACCAAGACGGTGAACTGTGTGCTGCCTGGCTCGCTGGGCATCAAGTTGGAAAAGCTCAAGGTACTGGGTGTGACAGACCGCACGCGCGCCTGGCGCATCGGCATGCGCCGTGCCAGGCAGCAGCGTTTTGAGCGCTGGACGTACACCTTCACCACGGAGCTGGATGCGCTGAACAACAGCTACGGCGACTTTGTCAGCCTGGTTGATGACATCCCCGGCTTCGGGCAATCGGCCCTGCTCACTGGCATCAGCAATGCCGGCGGCCAGGCCCGGTTGGAGGTGACGGAGCCGCTGCGCTGGGAGTCCGCAGATCCGCATGTGGTGGCGTTTCGCAGGCCTGACGGCACGCTGGCCGGCCCGTGGCCCGCTACTCAAGGTGCAAGCGCCTATGAAGTTCTGGCTCCGATCCCGGCTGGGGAGTGGCCGCAGATCAAGCTGCCGGAGCCGCCGCATGTGTATTTCGGGCCGGTCACCCGCTGGAGCTTCCCGGCCATCGTCAAGAAGGTCAGCCCCGGCGGCACCGATGGTGCCAGCGTGCAGTGCGTGAACTACGACGCACGCATTTTTGACGACGATGACGGCAGCCCTCCGGCTGAATGACTCCTCAAGCCGGCCTTGTGTCGGTGTTCCTTTTCCTTATTCCGCCCGCAACTCAGCGGGCTTTTTGTTTTGTGGAGTTGGCATGACCACTTACAGCACTGGTAATCCGATCGGCTCCATGGCGCCCAAGGATCTCTTTGACAACGCGGAAAACTTGGATCATCTGGTTAACTCTCAGAGCGCCGAGACTTGGGTTGATCGCTTAGGGAAGGCGCGCAAGACTTGGCATGGTGTTCTGAAGCAAGCCCAGTTGGATATTGGGCTGGCTGTATCTGAAGCCACTGCAGAGGCGGAAGGTTATCGCGATGAGTCGAAGGACGCCCGTGATGATGCCATTGCCGCCGCCAGTGCCAGCGGAGACTTCATTTTCGTCAAGGACCTAGAGGAGATGCAGTCCAAGCTGCCTCAACCCGACGAAAAGGTCTTCGAGGTTGCAGCAGATGCCGATCACGATCATGCACGGACTCGGTATGTCGTTATCGATGGCGCGCCGGTGTTTGTTGTCAATCTGGATCGTTTGAGGCAGGACCTTGCAACTCCTTTGGGTTCGGGGAGAGTTGGGTTTCAGTTGCCGGGCGTTGGTTCGGTTCCGAGGACCGTGCAAGACAAGCTGGCTGACATGCCTGTGGATGCGCGTGACTGTGGCGCTGTTTGCGATGGCGTTGCCGATGACACGATCCCATTGCTGAAGGCTGTGGAGCTCGCAAAGGCCAGAGGTTCTGCCTTGACCGGGAAGGGCAACTGCCGAGTTACCGGCACAGTGGATTTTCGTGAGGTGATCCTTGAGCTGGGGGCGATGACTATCAGCGTGGATCATGAATTCGGCCCCGGCATCATCCTTGGCGGAAACGCTAACAGTGCGGACAACCCTGATCAAGTGCTCCGTAAGGTTGTGCGCATTAGCGGTGTGGACTCCTCAGATACTCCGGCTATTCGTGCCATCGGCGTTAAAGGTCAGTACATCAAGGTGGGCCGAACCCCGTATTTCCAGGTCTATGCGACCGACCTAGCGGATCGCAGTGGTTACTCTTCGGCCTACTCCACGTTTGATCTTTCGTACGCGAACGTGATTGAACTGAAGAGTCAGCCTGGAACGCTGGGATGGGTTAACGAGAACTACTTCTACGTTAACCGCTGCCACACCATCAAAACCGCAGATGGCTTGTACGGTCATAACCACAACAAGTTTGTCGGTGGAACGATGGAAGGCGTTGGCCTCATTGATATGCCGGTGGGCGGTAGCAACTTCTTTTATGGCTTCCGCTTTGAGCGAACAATTGTGGCCGGCGAGAAGTTGACGGTTAACTTCGGTCCCCTGACGAATAACAACCATATCGAGGTCACATGGGTATCCAGTCCCGGCTTCTCCAACAGCATCTACGGTTTTGACCTACTGGACATTCACGATCAGGGATCAGGCAACACACTGAGCACTGCACAGGAGGATTTCAGCGACGACATCGTGCTTTTTGCACTTGGCCAAGCGACCGGCCTGCTCTCGTGCGTCAACAAGCAAACTGTCGGCTACAACGCCTACACGACAGATCTAGTAGGGGTCGGAGCAATTCAGCAGAATTTCCGAGGCTCGTACCGTATCATGCAAGCTGGCGCGCGTATGTACACGCAAGAGAGCGGTCTCATCGCTATTCGTAAGGGTGACATGTTTGCCTACATGAGCGACAAGCCCAACTTCCGCTTTTTGATGCGGTGTTACGACGCAAATCGACGCCTGATTACCTCTCGGCCTGCTGTTGATCCTGTGGCTTGGGCGGGCATCACCTGGGTCTCCGCCCAGGCCGCGTACAGCGTCACTGCCAACTCGGAGCGTCGAACGATGCTTGCTGTGGACGCATCTGTAGTGAAGTATGTCCAGTTCGACATCACGACAGGGACGGGGACAAATGGCCTCGACTTTGAGGAGTTTCGCTTCATCATGCGCCGAGGCAAATATGCATCCTATGGACCGCGTGACTATGCATCTATGTCCCAGCCGAAACGTAAAACGACGCTTCAGTACAACAACGATGCCGATATCGATATGTGGCGTATTGCGGAGGGCTTGGAGTGCATTCGCTATGACAACAAACAGCGTCGAATAAACACATTCCGGCGTGAGCGCTTTGTGACTGCAGTGAGCGGTAGTGTGCTGTCTGTAGTGCCTCTCGGTGTAATGGTGTTCTGGGTGGGTGCTTTGCTCTACTACGAAGACAGCGCAGGCGGTGTTCAGAGCTTGTCGGTGACGGCAGCGGATAACGGGACGATTACCGTAAGTGGTGCTCTGCCGGCCGACATCGTGCCTGGTGTGAAAGTCCTTTATGTGCTGACGCAAACAGTAACGACGCCGTAGAGGTTGTGGGTGCGGCATTTATGCAGCCACGAAAGAACCCGCCTTTTTTGATACCCGCTTCGGCGGGTTTTTTTATGCCCGAGGGAGGGCAACAGATGGCAGAACCTTCATCGACCGCGGCGGCCGTGACCATCATCGGCGCCGCCGTCTCCACACAAGCGCTCACAGCATTTGGGGTACCGCTCGGGCTACGTGCTGACGTGCTGCTCGCCGGTTTTCTGGGCAGCCTGATCGCAATCATTTTGCTGAACATCGTGCCGGGTAGCAATGACACCTTGCGGGACATGGTGCGCTTGGCTTTTCGCCGCATGGCCGTGGCCGGAGCCAGCTCCCTCACGGCGGGCTATCTCACGCCGCTGGTGCTGTTGGTGGCCAACGTGCCTGAGTCCGTCCTGCTGTCGTTGGCTTGCATTGTCGGGGCTGGCGCGCAGAGCTTTCTGCGGTCGTTCATTGGCAAGTACCTGCCGAAGCAGGGCCAGGCGGAAGGGGGCTGACCATGTTCTATCCCGTGATTACTTTGCTCAGCGTGCTGCACTGGCTCTGCGGCCTGGTCGTTGTGGCCGAGGCGCTTAACAAGCTGGAGCGCACCGCGCCCTGCATGCCTGGGCTTGCTCCTCGCACTCGCCTGGTGGCCTGGCTCAAGGCCATCGCCTGGGCGCTGCTCGCTCTGGGTGGTGCCGGCGCCCTGGTGGCGCCATGGCTGCGGCCCACACCCCCAACCCTTGCCGATGTCTGCGTTATCGCGGGCTTCACTTTTCTCATCATTCGCACCCGTTTTAAGGAGGGTTGATCCATGAAGTTGACAGAACATTTCACCTTGGCCGAGCTGGTGGCCAGCAGCACCGCACGCAAGCTCGGTGTGGACAACACGCCAACCGCCGACGCACTGCAGCAGCTGTATCGCACCGCCCAGATGCTGGAGCGCGTGCGCGCATTTCTCGGCGGCAAGGCAGTCATAGTCACCAGTGGCTATCGCAATCGCCAGGTCAATGCCGCAGTGGGCGGTGTGACATCGAGCGACCACGCGCAGGGCATGGCGGCCGATGTGAAGATCCCCGCATACGGCACACCCTATGAGGTGGCCAAGGCTCTGGCGCCGCAGATCAGCGCGCTGGGCATCGGGCAAATCATCTACGAGAGCGTGGGTGGGGCTCAGTGGGTGCACCTGTCCACACGTATTCCGTTGCAGGCGGTCAATCGTGTGATTACCGTGCACGGCAAAACCACCATGGTGGGGGTGCAGCAGGTATGACTACAAGCCAACGATTCGTAGTCCTGGTTGTCGCATTCATATTGAGTGGTCTTGTCAACGTGGGTGCCGTGCGGGAGGTGCTGCGGTTGCGCGATGCGCTGACCCTGGCCAGGTCCGATGCTGACCATGCGGCCGAGAAGGAGTCTCTGGCGCGTGCTAGTGCAGACGTGTGCACGCGGGCTGTCGAGGCTTTGCAGCTGGCCGGTGAAGGTCTCAAGCGCGAGCGCGATCTGGCCCGAGCACAAGCTGCTGCAGTAGCCGCTGGCCACAAGGCCCGCGCGGACAAGATCCTGAGCACGCCGGGCGCTGTGCCTGGCGATGCCTGCGCAAGCGCACAGGCCCGAGTGGCCGAGCTGCTGGCGTCCCGGAAGACTGGAGGAGGTCAGTAATGCGCCGTCTACCCCTACTCTCGGCTGCGCTGGCGGCCGCTGTCCTCCTGATGGGTTGCAGTGCGGCGCCGCCGGCGAGGGTCGAGATTCAGCAGGTCAAGGTCGCAGTGCCTGTGCCCTGCGATGAATCTGAGCCGGAGCGGCCGAGCATGCCGACCGAGCATCTACCAGCTGGTGCAGACGTGGACATGTACGTCCAAGCAGCCGGTGCCGAGCTTGAGCGGCGCGCAGGCTACGAAACGGAGTTGCGAGCGGCCCTGGCCAACTGCAAGCGGCCGCTGCGAGCGATAGAAAAATGAAAGCCTCCCCTGGTGCTTTGGCACCGGGGGAGGCTTTTTTCATTTGTGGTGCACAGGTCTATGGTTCGTTGTCTTCTGCGATCCACTGCCTCATTTCTTAGGGTGTCGAGTGGCCAGTGAGTCAAGGTTTTCAGCGTAGCATTCTGCGTCGTCTGCTGAATGCGTAGCGGTTGACCGACCATATGTATCCCACCTAGTTCAGCATGCCATCTAGTTGATGGCAAATACTCACACAGCCATAAATTCAGGGTGTGTAAGCACCATAAAGGAATGAAAGATGACTCACCGCAACCAGGCATCAACGCTCGCGCCTCACTCTGATCAAGATCTTGCGCTTTCGCGCCGCAGCTTCCTAAAAGTGGGGGGGCTTGCCCTTGGCAGCGGCTTTGCGATGAGCGCTTTCGGCCAGATGGGGCTTGGAGGGTTAGGTGGCCAGCACGCGCAAGATGGATCTCATCGCTTTGTTGTGGGTGAATATCTGAAGTTCCGGCGTTATAGGGATGGCTCGGGTGTTGTTCAGACTGCTAAAGGTTATCTGGATGAGGCGTGGTTTGAGAGCCTGGGGATGTTGCCGATCAACCTCATCTATTCAAATCGATTTCTTGACGGTGATGGGCCAACTGCTACGTTGAACGAAAACAAGCTCCGGTCTATTGCCAATGAGGCCAACCCTGCCTATCCCGTATCTCTGGATGCGGAAGCGTGGGACAAGAACCGCTTTCGACCAGACGCTCCGACGCCAAACGGCGTGTCAATCGTACAAAACCTGGTGCAGATCGTGCGAACCTTTAAGCAGGCCAATCCATCGATCCAGGTTGGCCTTTATGGCGAGGTGCCGCAGAACACTTATGGCATCAACAATTCCACCACATCAGTGTTCGACAGGCTGAATCCGAAATACGCCTCAGTGGCCGCCGAAGTCGATTACTACAGCCCATCGCTTTACAACTACGATGCATATGATGGTACGTCTGCCGGCGACCAGCGATGGGCTCAGGCAGCTGAATACGCAGTCCACTCCTGCAAGCAATTGGATGCAATCAATCGTACGAACAAACCCATCCTTGCCTACATCACGCCAGGGTGGGCAGACGCGGATAAGACCCAACGTTACCTCACCGAAGAGCAGATGCACTTCCGCTTGACGACTCTAAAGAAGCTTGGGGCCGGTGGTTGTATTGTGTGGCTGTCAAGTTCAGCTCAAGAGCCGGGCACTAATGACAGGCTTATCTTGGATCCGAATTCCGGTTGGCTAAAGGCCACTGTGGAGTTCGCTCGCAACAACAAATGA